CCTGCCGGACAATCCTGGCGCTGCTCAAGTATTCTGATCCTGGACCCTCAAGTTGGACGATTATTCTCGATGTAGTTCCGGCTTTATTTAGCTGATCATTTGGCGTTACATATGCACCTCTTGGCAAATTGAGCAGTTCCGGTCCTCGCTCTCCGACCAGGTACATACCGCTGGAGGTAATCGCTCCGCCTCCGGCCTTCTTGCCTTTGATTTTTGGAGTGGTAAGGGCTACGCCTTTCTTGTAAACCGAGTTTTCCCCACCGGCTCTTATCCCGAGAAACTTCCGGTATTTATCCAGCCATCGGTCGATCTGTTTCATCAGGTTTCCAATCCAGGCAACTCCGTCTTTAAATGCCTTTTTGATTTTGCTCCAGTTCTTGATTACAATCATGGCCGCTAATGCTATTGCCATCCCGATAATTCCAATCGGTCCGGTCATGGCAGTAATAGCCACCCCGATAGCCGGGGCTGCAGCTCCTATGGTTCCAAGGGCAGTAACCAGACTGCCTATGGCTATGATCGTCGGGCCTATTACTGCAGCAATCCCGGCAATCAATATAACCATCTTCTTGCCCGCCGGAGACATCCCGTTAAAGCCAACGACTAAGCCCTTTAACCCCTTTAAAAGAGGCAGCAATATTGGAATCAACTCATTGCCGATGTCAGTCGTCAGGTTCTTCATTTCTGTCTGCATCTCCCTGAGTGATCCCGATGCTCCGTCCGCTTCCCTTTTCGCCTGTCCCTGCGCTTTTCCGGTCTGTTCCATAATCAGCGCTAATGTTGCCGCCTGTTTTACTGCCAGCGTCATTGCCCCTTTTTCTTTGATAAGGCCCATTTCCATTGCTTTAGTTTTTATCAGGGCGTCATTAACTGCCATGCCGTAGTTGTCAAGCATAGTATTGTTTCCCTTTAATGATCCGGTTAGCGCTCTAATGGCGTCCTGCGTCGTTCCGCCAAACATGGCGGTTAGGTCACCAGCCAGTTCGATCAGTGTCTGCGCTTGCTTGGCCGCCGCATCTTCTGTAAGACCTCCGATATTTTGGAGCATTGATCCCATTGTCGTCGCGTATTGCAGTGCTTCGCCTTTGGCTATACCGTAGTAGCTTTCCAGGTTATCCGCCCAGGATTTTACTGCCGCACCCTGTTCGCCAAAAACCTGATTGACGGCTCCTACTGCATCCTGATAATCTGCAGCAAATTTAAAAGACGCCGCCGCCGCCGCCATTACGGGCAGCGTTATCCCTGCTGTTAGCTTTCCGCCGAGGGCCGTCATGTTGCTGCCGATGTCTTGCAATTTCTGCTTGGCTTCCTGGGCTGTCTTTGTCAATCCCCGGCTGAAGGCGCTTGTGTCTGCACCGATTTTTACTATAAGTTCCGCTAATGTGGCCATGGATCAATCGTTACCTCCTCTCCGCCGAGGGCTGCGTTAATCATCCGTGCCATGTTCCGCATTTCCTGCCAGGTCTGCGGTTTGGGTGGTTGCTTCGGTTGCTGGCCTGGCAGGGCGACTGGCATAAAATCGTCAATCTCGAAAGGCTCTTTCTTTTTGTCGGGATCTCGGTTGATGTTGGCCAGTAAAGTCAGAATGTGCGCTGTATGTAACCAGGCGGAATATAATTCCACCTGATCCGAATCGTCTAATTCCTTTAGAACGTCCTCAAGCTCTGAAATGGTCAGCTCTTGCCAGTAGTCTGGTTGTCCAAAAGCCCCGCCAAATCTAACCCTTGCGGCTGCTGCCCCTTTACTATTAAAGACAGAACCGGCGCGAGTACGTTCTTTAGTCCAAAAAAATTGCATTCAATCCAGGCCTTAATAAATGCCTCTATTTCGCTCGGATAGCATTCGTCAATGTCAACGCCTTGGAGCTCCGGGAATACCTCTTTTATCTGGCCGCTCAGCCTGTCTGCAATTTCGGAAATCTCACCTTTTGAAATTTCTTTCCATGCGCTGCCGATTTTCGGGATGATATTGTTTTTAATGTCTTTGATCAGACTCTCCCGAATAACAATTTCCTTGCCGCCTATTTTAACGGTTTGAGTTCGCATCTAATTCCTCCTTTAAGCCGCTGCTCTGGTTAGATGTAAGGTGTAAATCCGGTCTGAGTATCCGGCTTTTTTGGTTACAACTGTAATCGTTGTAATTGATCCGGCTGCTCCCAAAGTTACCGCTGAGCTTGCTTCCCCGCTGGCGACGACGTTTCCGTCAACCTCGATGCTATCCGCTGTGGCGCAGGTAGGCGTCACTGTGCATGTTGACTGGTCTGTGGCAATATTGACGACATATTCGTATGTCGTGCCGCCGAAAGACGGGACTAGCGTTCCGGTCGTAACTGCCAAATTGGTAAGCGCCGGTGCTAAACTGACGCCAAAGGTCGGCTTGCCGCTAATTTTTAAAGTGGCTGAGAAAGCAATCGCCTCTTCGAGCGGCGCTTCGACCTTGAATTTCGTTACCAGTGCCGTAAACGTGAATACTGAAGCATCCGGAAAAGTCATTACAAAGTCTTGGATGGTTTTGTCATGCATATCGTCATAAAGCGCCACCTGGCCATCGGTATCGCTGCCTATGAAATTGCCCTCAATATTGATTTCGCCGCCGGAGAATAGGACGCCGATAAATTCCCGATAACTGTCCGCCGACTGGTGGTTGGTTACCTCTTTGGTATCAAGCTCGACCTCAATCCCGTCGATCTTGGTCAGTTCGGCTATCGTGTTTCCGTCCCTGGTTAGGGTTGTCCCAAAACCTGAAACTGCAGAGCTCATTTTTATACCTCCTCAAAATAGACGATGTCGTAATCGATAATTAACTGGACGAGTTTAACGTCCTTTAAATTAATAAGGACCTCCTCACGTTGGAAGGCCCCTTGAATTAAACTATTCGCACTGTGCCAGCTATCCAGAGCTGTCTCTAGTTGTACCGCTACCTCCCTGGCCGATGTTGTCGAATCCGCATATATGGCAAACTCCATCGAATATATGCTCCATCCATGATAGCCTTGATGAGTGTAGTTTTTTTCGCGCCCGTCCTCTTTGATAACGATATACGGCCTTTGTGCTTCCTGTTCCGCTTCGTTATAGTAAATCTGATCCTCAACAAGCGCCGTTAAATCTGTTTGGCTGGTTAAATAGGTATTTAAAACTGATTCAAGTGAGGCCAATTAACCGCCCCCTCTGTTTAGTGCTGCTCTTATTCGTTCTGCTATAATTTTTTTAATTTTTGCCCTTTGGGATTTTAGTGCTGGCTTTAAAAATGGGTATGCCTTTGCCCGTGGATGGCCGTATTCTATGCTGGCTGGGTAGTAAAACTGTCCGGTGCTGGCAATTTTCTGGAATATATGATTCATTGTCCTGTCCATGCCGACACCGGAAAAGGCCTTGCTTTTTTTCTTGTCCCATGTAACCTTTGCATTAATCCCTCTTTCCAGGCTGCCGGTTGATTCTGCCTGCGTCCTGTGACTGGCGATCATTCTCCGTACTCGCTTTTTGGCGTTGTCTCTGACGAGTTCCGCTCCTGCTAAAGTCGCCGGGCCCAGAACGTCATATGTCCGCTGCTTTGTCCGTTTTACTGCCGCCTCTAGTTTTTCCAGCCCTTCGATTGAAACCTTGACCTTTGAGTTAAAGCGCTGGCCAGCCAACTAAATGACCTCCTTACATGGAAGGTGTATTTCTACCCGTTTACCTGTGGGATCGTCGGCACCCAGAATGTCAAAGGTTCGTCCTTCGTGAATGAGCCGCATCCTGGGTGTCATTTTGGAGCGGTACCGAATTATAAAAAGTGCTGTTAGTTCTGCGTTCACTTTCTGGGCTTGATAATACTCCCTGCTGTTTGAGCTGGCTTTATATGCCCAGACCGTATCGTGCTCAATCCATGCCGGGACCCATGATCCGTCCGCTGCCCGTGAGATCGCCGAAATCTGCAGAATGATTCGCTGATCCATTTTTCTTGCAAGTCTTGATTCCATTTAAATCGCCACCTGATTAAAAAACGTTTTTCCGTTCCTCCCAGAGTAAGTCCTCGATCTCCTCTTGGAGTCTGGCGGACTCCTCGGGATTGTGGTAATCGTGGTGCAGTTCGATGTATTTGAGCATGGCTCTTTTAATGTGATAGGGCACCGCTGCTGCCGCTCCGTATCCGGCGACAAACCGGATAATTACTCCGTTGGCCGGTCGCAATGTTTCCGATGGCCAG